CATAGATCAAATGAAACGTGGTGATTTAGATTACGATAATAACAATGTGTATTGGAAAGGTAAAAAGTATTCAAGAGCTCAGATGAAAGAAGGGGCTAAAAACTTGCCCTGGGAAGCTGAGGCATATAAAAAAGCATAATATTATGGCATTTAAAATAAAAAGATTTATACCGGCATCACCATTAACAATGCCCGATCCAAAAGATCCTAAAACAACTGTTCCTGCTACGCCAAAAGCTAAAGAAGGTGAAATACCTGGAATAGAAGAGATTCAAAAAAGGTTTGAAGGCCAATTCAAAGTAACAGCTAAACCAGGTAAAACAAATGAATACACTTTAACATCCGAAAGCGGTGGTCAAGTTTCTTATTCAGCTGGAAGAGTACCAAAAAAATCTAAAAAAGAACCAACTATGGCTGACATTATAAACAAATCCATTAAGTGAAAAAAATATTAGAATTTTTCGGTACTAAAGTCTTTAAACAAGTAGGTGATGTAGTTGATAACTTATTCACTAGCGAAGAAGAAAGACTTAATGCTAGAAATGAAATATTTAAAGTTTTGCAAGATGCTCAATTAGAGTTGCAGAAAATGCAGACTGAAATCATTGTAGCAGAAGCTAGTGGTAATTGGTTACAAAGAAGCTGGAGACCAATACTAATGCTTTCATTTGGTTTTATAATAATATATACAAAATTTATATCACAATTATCATCACACCTAATAACACCTACTTTAGAGCCTCAATTCTGGGGTTTACTAGAAATAGGTATTGGTGGTTATGTAATCGGTAGAAGTGGTGAAAAAATAGTAGACAAGCTAGGGCCGCTATTTAAAAAGTAAAAAGATTAAAAACAAGTAATAATAGTAATAACAGTAACCAATTAAATTAAATAAAATGGGTAAATTAACAGATGAACAATTAAAGTCAGTAAAAGAAGGTCAAGGAAAAATCAATTCTATATTAGTAGAGATTGGTTTTTTAGAAGCTAAAAAAGCAGAATTTTTAGGAGCGCACTTCGAGGCAGTAAAAGTTTTAGAAGAAGTTAAATCAGAATTAAAAGAAGAGTATGGTGACATAACTGTAAACTTGGCTGATGGTAGTTTTGAAAAAGTAGAAGCTGAAGTAGAAGAAGCAGAAGTACTTGAGATAGTAAAGTAATGAGCTCTGTTGTAAGGAAAATAAGTATAGGCTCCGACTATAAGAACGACGCAATGCACTACTCTGTAGGTCAAAGCGTTTATGGTGGACATACTATAGATTGCATCTTACATGATGAACAATCTAATTCTTACAGTATTTATATAAGAAAAGGAGATGAGGTAATGCCATGGAAAAAGTTTAATCCTAACATGGCAATATCCGTTGAATATGATTTAGAATATTAAATGAGAAGTCTATATGATTTTATCGTCAAGCCGCTTGGTGATAAATATGACAACGAGATAAAGCTAGGAGACGTTACACTAATACTAAACACTAAAATTGAAAACTTTAAAGCAGTTAATAATTTAGCCATAGTAGTTGAAACTCCAAAAGCTTTTAAAACAGATATTAAAAAAGGAGACATAATAATAATACATCATAATGTATTTAGAGTTTTTTATGATATCCGAGGTAATAAGAAAAAAAGTAGATCATACTTTAATGATGATTTATATTTTTGTTCAGCCGATCAAATATATTTGTATAAGAATACCGGGGATTGGAAATCATTTGGCGACAGATGCTTTGTAATGCCTTTGAAAAACAAAGACACTTTAAGGTCACAAAAAGAACAAGAACTTATTGGTATACTAAAAATCGGTAATAGTTCTTTAAAAGCACTTAATATCAACCCAGGAGACACGATTGGATTTACTCCAGGTAGTGAATGGGATTTTATTATAGATGATCAGAGAGTTTATTGTATGAAATCTAATGATATTGTAATTAAGTATGAACACAAAGGAAACGAAGAAGAATATAATCCAAGCTGGGCATATAGCAGTTGAAGAATTAATTAAGGTAGCTAAAGAAGCTATTATTGATTCTGATGATGATATATCCGCTGACAGATTAAAAAACGCTGCAGCTACAAAAAAGCTAGCTATATTCGATGCCTTTGAAATACTTACTAGAATAGAAGAAGAGGAAGAAAAACTAAATGACAAACCAAAAGAAGCTAAAGAAGAAAAAGCTTTTAGGGGTTTTGCAGAAGGGAGATCTAGGTAATGTACGAGCAAACTTTAGTAAAAATATTAAAAGACCATATAAAGCCTACTATATTTAAAAGATTAAATAGGTATAAGAAATGGGAGTATGGCTACAACCAAGAACATGATGTAGTTGTTATTAGTAGAACAGGTCAAATAGGAGAGGTTTACGAAATACAAGGAATTAAAATAGCCCTTCCTAAAGAAAATGACGTAGTTACTTTTGATGAAGATAAATGGAAATATTCTGAATATCCAAAAGAACTAAATAGAATTAAATCAGTATTTGATTGGGATGAATACCCTTCGGATTTTAAAGAAAAATGGTATGACTACATTGATACAGAGTTTAAAAGGCGTGAAGAAGGTTTTTGGTTTTATAACAAAGACAAGCCTTCTTATATTACTGGTACTCACTACATGTACTTGCAGTGGTCCAAGATTGATGTTGGGCAACCAGATTTTAGAGAATCAAACAGATTATTCTTTATATTCTGGGAAGCTTGTAAAGCAGATGTACGGTCCTACGGAATGTGTTATCTTAAGAACAGACGATCAGGTTTCTCTTTCATGGCGTCAGGTGAGACAGTTAACCAGGCAACAATATCCACAGATTCACGATTTGGTATTCTTTCAAAGTCCGGGCCAGATGCCAAAAAGATGTTTACTGATAAGGTCGTCCCCATCTCAGTCAACTATCCTTTTTTCTTTAAACCAGTCCAAGACGGAATGGACAGGCCGAANACGGAACTCGCATACAGGGTACCAGCGTCCAAATTNACCCGTAAAAAACTTGANTCCAATGAAAAATTACAAGAGATCACNGGCCTNGATACAACGATCGACTGGAAAAACACGGGGGACAACTCGTACGATGGTGAAAAATTAAAACTACTAGTACACGATGAAAGTGGAAAGTGGGAAAGACCAACAAATATATTAAACAACTGGAGGGTAACTAAAACTTGTTTAAGACTAGGTTCAAGAATTATAGGTAAGTGTATGATGGGATCAACATCAAACGCTTTAGATAAAGGTGGTGAGAATTTTAAAAAATTATATTATGATTCCGACGCAACAAAAAGAAATGCCAACGGACAGACTCGTTCAGGACTCTATAGTTTGTTCATACCTATGGAATGGAACTACGAAGGATACATTGATTCTTATGGATTTCCTGTATTTGAAAAACCAACAAAACAAACCGAAGGCCCCGATGGGTCGCTAATAACTCAAGGCGTAATTGATTATTGGGGTAATGAAGTAGAAGGATTAAAAGGAGATCAAGATGGTTTAAACGAATACTATCGTCAGTTTCCAAGAACAGAACAACATGCTTTTAGAGACGAAGCAAAACAATCTCTGTTTAATTTAACAAAGATATACGAACAAATAGATTATAACGAAGACTTAAGAAATACAGCTATAATAACCACAGGAAGTTTTATGTGGGAAAACGGTATCAAAGATACTAAGGTTGTTTTTGTACCAAATAAAAACGGTAGGTTTAATGTTAGCTGGGTTCCTCACGTAGGACTTCAAAATAGAGTTGTTGTAAAAGGCGGTGTAAAATATCCTGGTAACGATCACTGTGGCGCTTTTGGGTGTGACAGTTATGATATATCTGGAACCGTTGATAAAAGAGGATCTAATGGTGCTTTGCACGGTTTAACAAAGTTTAGTATGGAAGATGTTCCGCCTAATAGATTCTTTTTAGAATATATAGCTAGACCACAAACCGCTGAGATATTTTTTGAAGACGTATTAATGGCTTGTGTATTTTACGGAATGCCAATACTTGCTGAAAATAACAAACCTAGGTTACTGTATCATTTTAAAAGAAGAGGCTATAGAGGCTTTTCAATGAACAGACCTGATAAAAGATTAAACAAATTATCTGTAACTGAAAGAGAAATAGGTGGAATACCTAATTCAAGTGAGGATATAAAACAAGCACACGCTGCAGCTATAGAATCTTATATAGAAACTTGTGTTGGGCAAACAGAAGCTGGTTATGGAGATATGTATTTCCAAAGAACATTAGAAGATTGGGGTAAGTTTAATATAAACAATAGGACAAAGCATGATGCTTCTATAAGTTCAGGACTTGCTATAATGGCTTGTAATAAAAATTTATATTCACCGGTTAGCCCAGTACAAAAGAAAGTTTACGATTTAGGAATTAAAAGATATGACAATAGAGGTTCTTCGTCTAAAATATTAAGATAAATGAAAATACAAACAAATACCGATAGTTCTTTCCCTAACCAAGTTGTTAGCGACGAAGTAAAAGCTAGTTACGATTACGGCTTACAAGTCTCTAGAGCTATTGAACAAGAGTGGTTCAATCAAGGAAGAGGTAATGGTAATAGATATTTAAACAATTGGAATAGTTTTCACACACTAAGGTTATACGCTAGAGGTGAACAGTCGGTACAAAAATACAAAGATGAATTATCTATAAATGGTGACTTGTCTTATCTTAATTTAGATTGGAAGCCTATACCAGTAATATCAAAGTTTGTAGATATCGTTGTAAATGGCATGTCTAATAAGTCTTATGACATAAGTGCTTTTGCACAAGATCCTTTCTCTGTAAAACAAAGAACAGATTATGCAGCCGCGGTTGAAAGAGACATGAACACTAAAGAAGCTCTTGTTAATATTAAAGAAAACCTAGG